TGCCACTCGATCTGATCTTCCTGAGTAGCTCTCTCCTCTTCAGGGATGTTGAACTTAACCTTTGGAAGAACTACAGGCTGGAAAGTTGTTACTCCCTCTGACATCCAACGAACGATGAATCCAGCGCCACAGAATGGAGGATTTGACTTGCTACCATCAGCAACCCATCCATCAACTGCAGCTGGGGCTCCAAAGATAAGATCCTCTGTATCTCTGAAAAGACCATCTACTTCAAACTCAACAGTTCCACCAATGAACTCACCAGCGCCACTCTCAGCGACGATGTTGTCTGCATAGAAATTATTATCTTCTGCACTTTCAGGCTGAAGGTTTACAGATACACCTCTAGCAAGCTGCTGGGCTCTTGAGTATGTGACAACTGTTCCAACATTGCCATATACAGCAACCCATGGCTTTGAATAGCCAGTGCAAACTCTTCCTGCTTTCATTTTTTATTCCTCCTATTTCATTATTTTTTCGATCTCATTTTCAATTACCTTCTGCATAGTAGACTCACAAGACTTCTTGGAAGCCCTGGTAGCTCTATCTATAAAAGGATTTTTCTTACGGAACGATGTTCCACTATTGATTGAACGTGCAATTACGCTGTTTGGTTGTCCATTTGGGTATTTCTTTGTCTTTTGCTTGTTATAGCCATCAAAGCCAAGCTTCACATGCCTATAATCACCATCTGTCTGAGCATGAGATATACCAAAGCCTTCTTTGAGTCCGGCCTTCTGAACAGAAGTAATGACTCCAGAGTTGTACTGATTGCTAACAGGAAGGCTCTCTATGGCTGCAGCGCAAGCTTTCGCTACTACTCCAGCACCTTCATAGATTGCATGTCCTATAGTCTCCTCAGAATTGCTTGATAAGCGCTCAAGCTGTCTCAGATATTCATCTAGGCCTTCAAATTTCCAACTAGCCATATCACCTTACCCAAAATTCCCATTCATGATGAATAAAAGCAGTATCATCTTCGTATTGCACGGAATTGAGCCTGAATGAAACGTTTTCCAAGTCATTGAGCTTCTCTTGGATCTCATCACATACAGGATCAAATTCAATCAAAGTGAAATAATCCACAGTTCCATGAATCCCCTGCTCTTGTTTGCGGTTATTTGCATTCAGGGAATCAGCTTCCTGGTCCTCAGCCCAAACAATGTAGGACTTAACACCCTTCGGAGCACTTCTCCAGTAGTGATAGCAGTGGTCTGTTATCTCTGACAGAGCTTTTCCTATTGGCTCAAGCCGACTCGATAGAGATGTCATAGTTCTCCTCCAATCTGCTGAGTGTAAGATCTAAAGCATCCTCCTCAACTATTTCCTGAATGTTTGATACACGAAACTTATTGTCAGTCGATTCATTTGGGAAAAAGACATACAACTCCTGGCTATAGTCAGGGACCTGTGTGTTGAAACATCTCACAAGCATGGAAATAGACTGATTGGCTCCAAGAGCTGCATATAGACGGTTGTATCCAACAGTACGCTTCTTGTAATATGCTTCGCATACTGGAACAAGCTGCTGTGTTGGCATGTGACCAGGAGCTGATACATTCTGAATTTCGCAGATATAAAGCAATCCTTCCTTGTCCATAAACTTACACGCTCCAATCTGTATAACCAGATGCCATTGAAAGCTGCGCCTTCTGCTCGTCATAGCTGAGCTTCAATCCGTCATAATTCACTGGATTTCCAAAGTGAAGCTTACAATATGTGATTATTGCAGTCTCCACAATCTCATCCTCCGGAGATGGAACTTCGACTCCAGCAATCCCAAGATCAAGCTTGGCAGCTGATATTAAATTGTTAAGCTCATCATCAAAGACACTTGATGTTATTCTGAGCGCCTGCTTTACTTTCTCAAGCATAATCAGTCCTCACTTCTTTTTTGTTGAGGTTTTCTTGGAAGGAGCCTTCTTTGGCTCAGTCTTAGGTTTCTCTTCCTTTTCCTCTGCCTTTGGCGCTTTTGCCTTAGGCTCTTCCTTAGCCTCTGCCTTGTATGTTTCCGCTTTGTCTCTAAGGGCCTTGAACTGGCCCTCAGAGATATTAACAATTGAGCCAGGCTCAACTGTCAGCGTTACCTTCTTTAAAATTCTGGCAAGCATCAAGCAGAAACTCCTGTTGTTACATAGCAGAAGTAGCCATCACGAACTACTGCAAAGCCTGCATACATCTTTCCAACAATCTTAACGAGATCCTTCTCAGCAAGGCTGTATGGATCAGTTACGAAAGATACTTCCTGACCATCTGGAAGGTTCATAATGATACCATTGAGATCACCAACAATGAGCTCATCCTCATCAAGTGTGTTATCAAAGATAACCTCTACACCGTTGATGTAGTATGTAGGTCTGCCATTCTCAGATACTACGTTGTAGATAGGTCTGCCAGCTGTATCTGCAAGAGACATGAATGTGTTGAAGTATGTCTTTCTGTTCATGATTGCAACTGGATTTCTAGCTGCTGCAACGAGCTCAGCCTGTGCTGCAAAGATTGTGAAAGCATCAAAGCTCTGTGAAAGAACTCTAACACCAGCTGCAGTCTTTGTAGCTGCTTCTGGAGCTGCCTTAATAGCTGCTACGATTGCAGCATCAGCAGCCTCAAGGATTCTCTCTTCGATTTCGTCATAAACATAATCGAGGAAAGCCTGTCCCTTGAGTGCAAGAACTTCATCAGAGATTGTGATCCACTTCTTGAGCATCTCAGGCTCAACAGAAACTGTTCCAAGAACAAGTGTCTCTTCGTCTGGAGCTGCAGCGCCTTCCTTGTGTACAGAAGCACCAGTAGCTGAATACTCAAATGGGTACTTAGCTGTGCCCTTGATGTTTGTTCTTCTTACTCTGGAAACGAGGTTTGCTCTCTCCCATGCAGTGTTGATGAAATCATCAATAACTGTAGGTGTAGGAACTGAACCACCGTCAACGAGGTCTGTGAGGAGTGATCTGCACTCTTTATCGCTACCTGTCTTGAGGTACTCAGCGAAAGCCTCAACATATTCCTGAGAAGCCTTAACGCTCTCAAGTGATCTTGTTTCCTTCTCAACTGGCTTTGTAACAACTGTTCCAGCACCTGAAACAACAGCCTTCATGTCAGCTCTTCTCTTCTCGATTTCAGCAACAAGAACTGCTTTTCTCTCTTCAAGAGCCTTGTGCTCTGCCTCAAGCTCTGCAAGCTTGTTAGCATCTGCGCTGTCGATTTCTGACTTGATCTCAGCTTCTCTCTTTTCAATCTGTTCCATTGAATAGTTTTTGATCTCTTCAAACATTTGATTATCCTCCAATCATCATTTTTAATTTCAATTTTCTACGTTCTAACTCAAGCGCTTCGGCCCTAACACTCTCCAGTGATGTCTTTGCACTATCCAGTGCATCAGACAGTCCTCTGGCCTGAATTGATGTAGCTTCATAGGCAGGAAATGTAACAGCACTCACTTCAAAGACTTTTGAAATTCTCATGATGTGTCTTGTTGGATGGTTACTGTCGATGTCTTCCCATCTATCCTCACCAACTGAGAACATGAAGGACATTCCGGAAATGTCACCACGCTCTACAGCTGAATAAAGGCTCTTTGATTCAGCATTGTTTTCAGTATCTAGGTCCACTCTGATTGCCATTCCGCTTCCAGGAACAACTTCAAGCTGCATAGTCGAATTAACATTGTTGTTTCTGGATCTTGCCAGTGGGACCATGTCAGTATTGTGATTAATCAAAAAACGGACATCCCTTAAATCGGTGTCCGTCAATGCTCCATCATCAATTATCTCGTCATACCAACCCATGTCTGTTCTCTCGTTGTAGACAATTGGCTGGCCTGTAAGGAAGTTTCCACGCTCCTCATTCTGTTCAGCTCTTACTTCAAATTCAAAGGCTCTGATCTCTTTTTTATTCTGCTGTATTGTCTGATTCATTTCCGACATCTTCATTTCCTCCTACCGTATTCGCATCCTTATACTCTCCACGAATGGTCCTTACATCTCCACCCTCAACAGGAGCATAATTAAACAGCTCTCTGGCTTCGTTTATGCTCATAACTCCTCTGTCGAGCATCTGTTGAGCCATTGAAACCTTCTGAGTTGTAGTCATGTACTGTAATCTGTTGGCTGTAGCAAGCAGCTGTGAACCATTTGATCTCTCACGCTCTGAGAAGATGGCTTTTGTCATTGCTTCAGAGAACTGAATTGCAAAAGGCTCTATAGCGCCATTAAAAAAGGCATCCAGTTCACCACTGTTTGCCTCATTTCTCATGATTTTTTCATTTACGCCAAAATACTTGAACACATTGTCATCAATGAGCTTGCTCTGTTCAGGATCCACCTCAATAGAGTTGTTTTTAATCTGCTGAATGTTCTGATAGGTGTTAGGGAATAACAAGAGTCCACCAGCGTTTGCATCCTTGGTTAGATTTTCCTGGCTAAACCTAAGCCTCTCATTTTTCAGATCATCAGCCTTGGTGAAGTTATTAACCTGGGCCATGAACTTGTAAGAGGCTGCGTTATTAACTCCGTCCTTTATTCCCTGGTGCTGAGTATTGATAAGGCTCAATGTATCATCCAGCGCATTATTGTTCTCTCCAAAGAAATCATCCTTGTACTGGAACTTATTTAAGATTGCACACTTCCTGAGCTCTACAGCAGCCGTTCCACCATGACTAAATTTGTATCTCAACCAAAGCTCATTATCGTACTCAATGATCTCGCATTGCTTTGGAAGGACTGGATAATAGCCAGTGATGACCATGTCAGCATCAAAGACAGGAACTACAAACGATGTGTTGTGGATGTCCAATATTGTGGACAGCCTATATAAGAACTGTGAGTACGTCTGCCATTGATTTGGTCCAGCTTTCATTTTTTTCTGCAGAGATGGCTGAGCAGTTCCTTGAATCTCAACTTTGAGCTTGGAGATATGTCTTGCCCTGGCATCTATAGCTGCTCTTATCAGCTCTCTCTCATAGATTTCTCCCTTCCAGTCCCTGAACACTGGTCTGTAATTGTTTAATTCAAGGAAGGTTGCTCCTTTATTGATTGCTGATTCTGATTTTTTCGCCTC